TTGTAAAATTATTACTATTAAGCATAGCGTTTTGAGGCAATAAATACTGATCACCTAACATTGTAAAATTTACAGTCCACTTTCTAAGACCTGATGGTGGTGCATTGTTTGATGGCTCTGCATCTGATAATTCCCATGCGTGTAAATCTCCCCATTTCTTAGGGCCTGCATAGTTAAGTGTTGATATACTTTTACCACTTAATGTTTTTCTAACCCTATTTCCTATTATATATTGGAAACTTTGATTTATATCACAATTTATTGGCGTTTCCCAAGATTTTCCCCAAAGAACACTACCAACTTCACAATCACCAAGAGCATTAAATGTTATCTTTTGTTCAGATACTAATGCCTTTTCCATTTCATATAAACTCCAACCATCATAAGCTGGGCTTGATTTACAATCATTGATAGATAAAGTCGCAGTATTGCTACCATCTGCTCCATCATTATAGCCAACAATCTGATTAGAACTGTAAAAATTATGATTTAAAATTGCACAAAAATCCTGCTCTACTTCATCTGTTTGCCACTCTATATAACTGTTAAAAGTATCAGCAATAGTATCTGCATCTGAATCTGTACCAATAGGACTTCCAATTATGTGCCTTTTGTGTGGTGTTAAGTTAATTAGACTATATATTGTTTTTTCTGTTGAAACTGGTGCATTTCCCTGATAGTCAGATGAATCACCAAACAAATCAACAACCCTATAATTTAATTTAAGACCATTAGCATAAGCATATAGTGGATATGATGGATAAAATTTTATTTTTGATGCGTACTGTCTATTGTCTGATGTAGCCATTAATATGAACCCCTACTCTTTCTTTTTTGTTTTTTAAAAATTTTTTTCCCTTTCATTAAATCTGTACCCTCAAAATCAGAAGCCTTTGTTAGATTGGAATCCTTTTTTAAAGAATCATTTGATCCCCTGAACATTCTTTTTCTTACTATTGTCTTTTTCCCCTCACTATTTGGAACAACTTTATTCCTTGTTATAATACTATTATCATTTCTTCCGTTGTGTAACATTTCATCATATTCTTCATTTAATGATTCCCATGTTTTTTTATCACTACTCATATCCAAAGAATTATATCTGCCCAACCTTTCCCATTCTTGCCTACCAGTAAAAACAATTTTCAAGTCTATTTTATTTTTATTATAATCTACCATATAAGCACTTACTATATTACAAGCACCACTATATGTAAACAATTCAACAGGCAATGATTTATTTTTTTCAAAAGAAATTATTATAATTTTGTTGTTTTTTTTCATAACTATATTTGATTGTCTATTTAGCAAGTTATTAATAAACATTTTATCTTCATAATTAATTTCAATAGCACAAAAATCTATATCTGTTTGAATTTCTACTGATTTATTTGATATTATTAATTTATGTTTCATTAGTCAATACCTAAAATCATAGAAACCATTGAAACAAGAGTAACAACATTAATGTCCTCTTCACTTTCATTCCAAGAACCTGAATACTCTGATGGTACATATGTATACCACGAAGCACTATGCCATATCCATTTCCTTTCGTCAGGGTATCCTTCAGGATTTTCGGATTGAAGTGCTTGATATTGTGATTCAAAATCTTCATAGTTACCTGCTTCAAGAATCCAATCAACAGCATTAACAATATCAACAATATTTGTTATATTATCCTTATTAAAATCATAAAAATTTGTTGCTGGTTGTTCTTCTTCAGGACCAATTTGTATATATGTAAAATTTACTGAATCTTCAGGCTTTTGACCTACACCTGACATTGCTTCATTCCTTGTATTTCCTTCCCAATTCCAATTATGGATATTAACACCATAATCTAAACTCTCAGTATAATATTCATTCCAATTACCATAAACATCAACAGGATCAGGAGGTGGTAGTTCACAGCTACCATCATCTATTGTTGCATCAGGATTATAATTGGTAGCATCAGGATTAGTACACCCTGAAATATCCTCTATTGAAGGTATCTCATCACCTATTATATCTTCTTCATCAGGTTCTGGTGGAATGTCATCCCATATAGAAGCCTCTGTTGTTAGTTTATGTAGTTGATAAGCCTTTATTTTAATTGCATCTACATTATAATTAACCTCTGTAACTAACCACAATGGATAGACTATTTGTCCATTTAATTCCTGAACCTTATTGTAATCTATCCCAAACGCTTTAGTGTTGTTCATTAATGGCATTCTTATCTTATCTCCAATTTTAATATTAGAATAAGATACTGGTAGAGTTATATCTATGATTAAATGCTGATTACAATTATTTAAAACATAGAATTTTTGAAATCTTTTAACAGTATCTAAGGATACATGATACCTTAAATCCATAGATTTTTGACCACTAATATCACCCATGTTGTAATATTTTTCTCCATTGTAATTTGACAAATAATCTGATGCAAAAACAGGAGGAGATGACTTTCCATATCTATTAAAACCATTATCCCAACCATAAAAACATTCCAAAGAAGTTACTACATCTTCTCTTTTTGTTCTATCTATGCTGTATTTAATAACATCTTCTTCAATTATAACATGATTTATGTCCAAATATTTATTGTAATCAGATTTTATGTTTATTAGTGTAAATTTATTTTCTGAATTAAAAATATAAAAAGATTGTGTTTCTTTTAAAATATCTTGTATTAGTTTTTGAGTTTCTATTTCCTTATCTTGGCAAAAACCCATCTTCCAATCTTTATATACTTCCCTTGATTCTGTAAAACTATCTGAATTATATAAATTTTGATTTAAGAACTTTTCCTCTTTAATTCCATATCCTAATTCTGTGCTTAATATATGTAAAATAATATCACATGGCTTTTCAACAACACCATCAGTTTGATATGTCAAAGGATCTTCACCTGAACTATACTCAGGGTAGGCATTTTTTGCTGTATGCCAATTCCAACTATATCCTCTCCACCAAGTTGTTCCACTACCTGAACCACCTTGACCATATCCACCTGCATCTGTAAAAGGGTCTGCTCCAAAACTTGTTTCTGTTTCTGGATCATAATTTAAATTCCAATGATATAGAGAATATCTATGTAAATTAGTCATTGTAAAAGTTTGTGAATCATCTGGATTAGAGTATTGGAAGCTATCATCCACATCATGTTTATAAAGAGCATTTTGGAATGAGTTGAAATTTAATTCTGCATGATAAGCTAAACGTGATATATTAAAATAAAAAAGCCCTCCATCTGGATTAGCAGAAACCCACTCATCTTCAGTAAAACCTAATGGATGGTCTGTTTCAAAGGCATTACCACCCAATGGTAATACAAAATCATTAAAATCATTTTCAATTTCTGGAAAAGGATACCCACCATTAGGTGTCCAGAAAAAGATAGAAATCATTGTTTTTAGTAATAATTCTCTTTCCTCTGATGTGTTATTATACATACTAAAGAAAAAATTATCTCTTGTGCTGAGTTCAGGATTGTTTCCATAGCTTTCCTCAAGCTGATTGTAACCATCAGCAGAACCCACTCTATGAAAAGCTGGCCAATGATTAATCATCTTAGCTGCCCAATGAAAGTTTTGTTGAACCCATGATTGACCTGCAATATATTGTGGATCACCTTCTGGAAAAAAATTATTAAGATCTTCATTATACATAGCCTCAGTATAGATAAGATATGGGTATTGATGAATCCTATATGTTACATTTAATATGATATTTTTTACTACGCAATGCAATATTGATTGGAATATTGATAAAGAGTTTGCTACTGCATTGTCTGTTCCTACTTCATTTTCCCACCAATCAGGCAGGGAATTTGGAAACGTAGTATTCCAATTTTGCTGAACATTCTCTACATCTGCCCATAAATATGGTTTTCCGTCTAAACTTTCATCTAACCACCTTTTTATTGCATTTAGATATGAATCAGGATTAATTGGTTCACCATTTATTCCATTTACAACGTTATCCCATGTTATTTCTTGTCCAATACCAGCTTCTTCTAATGCAACAAGAACCTCATAATATCCAAAATTTTCAGTACACTTATAATCAGATCTTCCTTTTATAGGAACATATATAGTTTGCTCAAATGGATTATCAATAAATTTTTCATATACAAAAGCAACATCTTTTATACTTACTTGGAATGGATCATTGCCATCCAAAGGTCTTGTTTCTGTTGATCCAGCAAAGCTCTCTGATACTTCATTATCCTCATCCCATCTTTTATAGAATAATACTTTATTAGTTTTTATAGGTTTAAGTGCAGGGTCATTATATGTTTCTTCTGATAAAAAAGGTTGAGGCTCTGGAGATGAGTTACCAAAATATTCAGGAAAATATGAATCCAATGATCCATCAATATGCAAATTATCAACTGAATCATAAATATAAGGCCCTGAAGTATGGAAAAAACTACTACCAATGCTATCCATAGTCAAACCATCATTATCCTCAAAAACACCTGTATTATATATGTTTTCCCAAGCCTCTTGATCTATTGGTAAAAAATGAAATATACCTGTACCCCATCCTGATAAAAGTTCAACAGCCTCTATTTTAATATTTGCTCTTGGATAAATTAATTCAACCTCCTTTGGAAGTCTAAAAAGAACAAACATACAATCATCTTCTTTTGGTGATGTAAAAGAGTTGTAACCAGAGTTCCAAGTGATAGAATTATTAGGTTGCATTTCATATAATTCTTGCTCTTTATACCAACCAAAAGTATAACCACCATGTTCTGCATTAAAATCAGAATATACATCATCAGCATCTGTTGTTAAATTTGATATAACAGAATTTCCAGTAAAGTTAGATACCATACTATAAGGTCTTATATAACCAAATGTTCTAACAGACACATCTTGTTGTGAAGCATTGCTAAGAAGAAGGCTATCATAAGCAATTCCTGTAAAATTGACTAAGGTTCTACAATTATTTGAATCAAAATATATTGTATTTGGAGAACAAACCCAATTACTACCATCTTGAAAATATAAATGACCTTCTTCTGATGGATGTCTTTGCATAAATACATGAGTTTTGTATGTAGAATCTAACTTCATAGATGGATTATCATGAATTAACAACCTATTAGCTGTTACTGATGGACACCTGTCTACCTCTCCATATATCATTGGAACAACATCATCTAAAGATGAGGATGATATATCAGGATCAGGTGCATCATCAAGGTCTTTAACTCTCATAGTTGGCACAACAGTTTCTTTAAAAAATACAGTAGAAGGGTCTTCTGCTTGTATCCTAAGACTTTCATCATTTTGAGTTACCCTGTTTATAGAGCCACTAAATAATACAGAACAATGATTCTTCTTTAAACCTGTTTGTAAATATTTTAAGTTAATTGTTCTTGTTCTTGTTGTTGAATAAAAAAGGAGTACATCTGTTCCCATTAATTTTTTATTAGGGTCTGAATCACTTGAATAATAATCAGGAGAACTTGTTAGCTTTGTAATTATATCATAATAATTATATAAAGTAAATCTAAATAAATTTGTTTTAATTTTTTTAGATTCAAAGTTTATTGAGTTTTTAATAGATGATATTTTACCAAGTATATCTTGTGGATATATTTTATTACCATCAGTATCTTCCAACTCTACTTGTCCAGTTGAAAAAGAATCAATTAATGTATAACTACCATCAAAAGCACCAAATTCATCTAAATTTTTATCTACTAATACAACAACAGGTATTGCTTTTACTATATTACCTATTGTGTCTGATTCAAAATATTTACTTGTATTAGACACTACAATCCTATCTCATTGCCAAGCCTCAAACCTTCTTCAATTTGTGGCATTAAAACTTCTTCTGTAAATTGCTCTGTTCCTATAACAGAGCCTTGTATATTTAGCGTTATATTTCCACCTTGTGGTCCATTAACATTAGGATCACCACCTAATGGTGTTATTTGTACCCTTTCCTTCCCTGATGGGTTATCCCCTACTAAAATGGTTTGAGGGCCATCCGTAACAAAATCACCACCCAATGCAAACTTTTGTCTTTCAATTTTATCAACCTGAGCACCACCCCAAAGTGCTGCTCCTGCTGCCCTCACCCATTGTCCTTTTGCTAAAAACTGAGTTACAGCTTCTGCTGTATTTATTACAGCATTAATTTGTGATATTCTTTTTTCTGCTAATGCCTCACCTCTCATTATATCACTTAAACCACTCATTATATTTCTTGTCTTAACATAAGCCTCTGCTCTTTTTTCTTCTGCTGATTTTACCAAGCCTAATGTTTCTGCTGCTTTCCTGTTATCTTTAATCCACTCTTTTAAAAGTTCATTTCTCTCTTTGTCTTTTTGAACTTTGGCTATATGATCTTGGAGTTCTTTTTCTTTTTCTTTGTTGAATTTTTTTTGCTCTTTTGTTTGATCTGTGGTTGCTTCTGTTAATTGTCCCATTAAATCAATTTTATCCATATCTTGTAATATTATTTGCTCACCACTTATTAGTTCTCCAGTATCTGAATCTAATTTAATTGTACCCAATGTTTGTCTTTTTAATATTTCTTCATCAATAAATGCAATTTTACTTTTAATAGATTCTATCTCAGCATCATTTCCTCTTACAAACATTTGTCCAAATGTACCCATACCCAAAAATCTATCCTCTTGCTTGTTTAATTCTTCATCTGCAAGTTCAAGTAATAGCTTTCTTCTTTGAGTAATAAGTTCTGTAATTTCCTGTTCAGCAACCATAGCGTTTATTCTATTCATCATAGCTTGAACAGATTTATTTTGCCAATCAACTAAATCTTTTGTATCTGCTTTTTCTATATCTATATTATCTAAATATGATGGGTATTCCTGTTGCAATGTCTTAATAATAGATTCCCTTGTAGATGTAGATGTATTTACATCAATTAAAGCATTTGTTAATTTTTTAAATTCAGCAGTTTCTTCTTTTGTCTTTACTACTGGACTTTCTGTTATCATATCTTTAAATCCAGTTACTATATTTTTTAATGTTGGTGCAAGTTTTTCACCCAATTCCTCTCTTAAATCACCCCAAGCATTTTGAAGCTGATCCAAAGAGCCTAATGTAGTATCTGCTTCTTGTTCTGCAAATCCTTTAAATTGCTCTCTTATAAAGTCAATACCCTCACCTGCTTTTAATTGTTCTGCTGTTAAATCTTTAAAAGAAGCTGGTAATTTTTCCCCAAGTTCACCCTGCATACCACTTAATGTTTTTGTAACATTCATAACAGCACTTTCTAATGATATTCCTAAAGCAGCAGATAAATCAACTGATGCTTGTATTATTTCTTTAGTTTGTTCTGTTGATATTCCAAGTGATTTAACATAGGCTTGTTGAGCAATAATTGCCTCATCACCATGAATTGTTGTTTGTTGTAATGCTTGTGCTTGTTTTATAAGTTCTTTTGTAGATTCACCTGCTGCAAATCTTAGTTTTTTCTCTGCCATCTCCTGTTGTCCAAACAAGTCAATGGATTGCTTTATACCATCTAATAACATTTTACTTCCAAAATAGGCTGCTGCTGCAATCCCTGCCTGTTTAGCCATTCCACGTAAAGCACCACCAACACCCTTTATTTGCTTTTCAGATTTTTCTGCACCCTGTGCTGATACTTTTATTTTTAATTCATTTGTTGCCATTAGAATCCTTTGCTCTTAAAAATTTAATTTCTTTATCTATTGTCATAAAATCATCAACTATGTTTGCTGGAGTGTCTACAAGGCTTGGGTATGGTGGGCAATTAAATGCCTTGCAATAGGTATATTCTTTAATTGTTTTTTGTATATTTTGATCTAACAAATCACTTGTATTGCAAAAAAAGAAATGTTGTGTGTATAATGCTTGTCCTATTGAATCAAAACCATTTTCCATAATTTCGTCATAACAGGCTTCAAGTTCTGTATAAACATCTTCCATTGATCTGAACATTTTACGCTTACCAGTAACTGGACTTAATGCTTTATAAGGAAATCTAAAGCCATTATCTCCTTGATTATTTAATCCATTATAAGAAATATGTATATTAATTAAAAATATTATTTCTTCACTTTTTTTTTATTGACATGGTTAGATACTGCAATAGCCACTTGAAATATCTCATCATTTGAAAATAGATTTATATCATCATCATCTAAATCAGTAGCCATCCGTACTATGTCAATAGCTGGACCAAACATACCTTCTTTGTTGTTAAAAAACTTATAGAGTAAATTATTTAATTCTATTCTTTCAGTTAAATTAAATTCCTTTACCTCTAATTTGAAGGTTTTTATCCCTTCACCTTTAATATCTAACTTCATATTTCCTCATCCTTGTATTATTCTTTATATATATATTTATATATAAGAGTTAAAGTAAACCCTTAACTAACCCTTTATTATGCTGTTTTAATACTAACAATAGTGCTTGAAGTTGCACCTGAGTATGTGCATCTAAATGGTATAGTTTGTTTCCAACCATCATCATCCATACTTATTCCTGCTGTATCAATATACACTTTTGGTGCATCAATTTGATATACATCTCCAGCTGATAAAGCCAAAGCCATAGGTGATGACATATCAGCATCTATCGCTTCTAAACTTTCAGAATCTCTTTTACAAGTTAGTGAACCAGTTACTTCATATCCACCAAGACTATATCCCATTGGTCTAAAATTATTATCATTGTCAAATCCAATTCTATTAACAGGTCTTGCTATTGCAAGTTCAAAACTATATAATAATAAATCTTGCTCATTTAGCGTTTCTACCGTTAAATCATGCATATTAAACATAGTTGTTTGGTCTGATATAACAGTATGTGTTCCACCACCACCTGAAAATGTTAAAGCACCCTGTGTTGGTTGATAACCTGTTTGAAATGTAGCAGTACACATGACTACACCACCATTAGAGGCTATATCACCTGATAATGTTAATCCTGTACATAAACAAGATGTGAAATACATATCAGTATCTTGCCCTGCATGAGCAGAATTTTCAAACCACAATGTTACTGGAACAGCGTTATTTTCTCCATGTCTAAAATCTGTTACAGAAGGCATAGAACCTATTAGAGTATTTGTACCATCACCATCACCAAATAAAGTTAAACACACTCTATTTATTGCTTGTGCAGTTCCATGAAATGTTATAGAAATATCAAACATCCGATCGTGCCTTTGCCATTTAACCATATCATCAGATTGCGTAAATGCTCCACTACCAGTTCTTGGAGGTGCTACACTCAATGAATGTTTATGTATTTCATCAAAGGAATAGTCTGTTACAGGCATTTCTATACTATCTGCTGTTGCCAATGCAGCAGTTCCAAGTGTAGCTTCCGTACCAATTATTACCCTTGCATTTTGCTTTGTTTGAAATGTTGCACTTAAAGCCATTATTTTTTACCTCCTTCTTTGGTATTTTTTATTTCTGTTAAATGTTCTTTTAATGATTTTGGAACATCTTTAACCTCTATCACTAAACCTTCTTTTAGCCATAAATGTTTTGATGCTGAACCAAAGGCATTATAATTTTTTGTATCATCTAACTCATAGTAAGATGATTTTGCTTTATATTTAGCCATATCTTTTTCCTTATCCTAAATTATTTAAATGTTCACAACTAAAGTTCCAAGATGTAGCGAAGTAATCTTCATGTTCCTCATCTACTTCTACACCTAACTCATTATCACCACTTCTTAAATTATAAGCAGTAGTTGAATCTGCTAATGATAATGTTGGATTATCATGTATAAGTGCTTCCAATATACTTACTTGATTCAGTATATAATCTTGAAATTGTGCATTATTTCTATTTACAAAATAATAAATTATATCTATGTTAAAAGTTCTGTGTTCAGATTTACTTGTAACATCACCTTGTTCTGATCCTGTTGGAATCAGTCTAATAAATTGATTAGCTTTGCTTTTTTCATCAAAACCACTAAAAACAGGACATTTCATTTCAGCTTTAATTTTACTCTTTAAAGCCACTAAAATATTTTTCCAAGTGTTTGTATAGGTAACTGCCATTATCTAACCATTTCAATAGTAGCATTGCTTTTATTTGTTTGTTTCCTGTGGCTACCATATACTTCTATTTCCCATACATCACCATCCGTCGCACTTTCACCTTGAAACCTTACATAAATTCCTGAACCACCAACTAATTCCTGTAATCCACCTGTAATTTTATTAGAAGAAGTTACTGCACCAAATAATTTATCATTTGCCAAATAATGTGTTTTATAGCTTGACACTCCATATGCCCCAGAATCTTCTATCTCCACCTTCAGCAAATCATAATGTCCTCCAGTATATTCACCTGCAAGTTCTACTATATCCATAGTGCCTGATACATTTCTATATCTTATAGAGCCTTTTTTATCATTAGCATCAACCTCATGTGATAGTTTATATATACCATCATTTAACTTGTCAATTAATCCTGTTCTCTCTGCATTAGTAACTAAAGAATGATAATAGTCTGCTTCTTCTGAAGCACCTTCTTTTGCTCTTATGAGATTAGCAGTTGCAATATAACATACTGCCTTAATTATAATTGGATCATATTCTTCAGCAACAGATAGTGCTGCTGTATCTGAATCAACCTGCTTAATCTTTTCAAGAGGTGTTGAATATCTTGCATCTAAATAATTATGTAGTTCTAATGAAGCATCAACCAAAGATTGATTTAAAAAATCTTCAAAATCTACACCTGCCTCAAACAGTTGTTCATTAATTGTAGTTGAAGAATAATTACTATTATAATATTCTACTTGATTAGTAGCACTTGCATAATACCATTCCCCATTACTATCTACTGCACCTGAAGATGATTGTGCTGCTGCAAGTTCTTCTCCATTTACAAATAATTGTGTAACATATCCACTATCTCTAAACAAATGAAGATTACCTGATGTTAAAGTTGGGTATATTTGAACTTTACTATCAAAGTCATTTACTCTGTTGAAGTATTTTGTTAAATCTGATATTCCTGCGTATTTAAAATTAGTTGCCATATTTTATCCTAACACTAAGATTTCTATTTTTGAGTTTTTAATTGGATTTACACTTCTTGCTTTTATTAAGCTAATTGAGTTATATGCACCTGAAGCATAATTAATTCCACCTGAATGTGCTGAATGTGATTGACCATGTATTTTAAACTCAGCTTCTGGATGTGAAGCCAACGTCCAACTACAATGACCTCTAACATAATCAATACTACCTACTATATTATCCATATATCTTAGATTACCTTGTCCATCATCAAATATAAACGCATTTTCATTTAAAACTGATTGTCCTGTAACTCTATCAGTTATTGTTTCTGGTGCTAAAGAAGAAGCAGGACCAAAACAGATAGTATCTGTTGCTCCACCACCATGTTCAGAACCAAGCAGATCAGGAACACCACTTGCCAATGAAGGAAATCTACCAACACCAAATGGCGTTGTTCCTGATACATTAGCAATACCTATTCTTGTTTCTGAGTGATTACTATTAGATTTTACCCTTACATCACCATTGTGTAAAAATATTGAAACAGATTTATTTAATAATCCTGAGCCTGTTGTTTTTGTTTGTGTATTGATTGCTGCTTGAATTTTAGGCAATACTGCATTTACAGAGCCATTAAATGTTAAGTCTGACGCATCAGTTGTAAATGCTATTGCAGTTTCACCTGTTACACTACCATCATCAATTCCTCCATCACCAAATTCATCAACAACTAAGTGAAATGTATATGTAGTAGATGCTGCCAAACCTGTATTAGTGCTTGGTGTTATACCATTTAATCCCCAATCTAAATGTCCACCTTGAGTATAACCTATTTGTATTGCAACACTACCAGCTACCAATCCAGAAGCTACATCTGTACTTGTTCTTGCGTATCCAAAAAACCCACCTCTTTGTTTAAACCTTCCTTTTTTATCAGACATACATCTGCCTGAATTATAAGGTAAATATTCATTTCCAAAAAAATAATTAACTTCTTCATCGTTTGTTATTGCACCTGCATTAGTTCCAAGCAAACCTCTTTTAATTGTTAAAACATTTGAAGAAATAGAAACAACCTCTACAACCTCATCAGGCGTATCTCCCAATATTAATAAATCTTCAGGCTCAAAATAATCACCATCATCAACAGTAAAAGTTGTTGCAGTTACATCTGAAACAGTACCATCAATTAAAACATCTGATCCTGCACCATAAGTTGTACCTGATATTGCTGCTGCTTTTCTATATTCATTACCACTATTGATATCTTTTGGAACTATTGATATATCACCTACACCTGCATTTGCAGCAGATTGATAAACAATACCATCAGAAGGATCATCTGTTGTTGAATAACTTACTGCCCTTGCATTTGGTAAATACATAAATTCACCTGCTGGTAATAAAAAACTCCAAGTTCTTTTAGCAGTTGCACCACCACCACCAACATCTATTGAATTTCTTACATCAACGCTACTACTATCCTTCCAATCTTGTGTAACCATTAATATCTCGGCAGTTATATTACTTACATTTTTAACAAGTATTGCTTGTGGTGCATTAATCTGCGTTGCTGTGGTTGTTAAACTTGATTCTCCCTGACTTGTCATTATAGTCATAAACGCATCCGTAGAATCTAATTCTTGATTTAATGTATATACATCATTATATCCTTTGCTAATAGAGCAAGTATAGTTGTTGTCTGCACTTATAGCCAAATCTGTTTTAAATCTTTTTTTAATCGCCATTTTTCTCCTTAACCTGTAATATGATATTTAACTGTTACTTGTAAACCATAATCTGAATTGACTGAATCAGGTCTAAATGCAAATAAAATTATTTTACCAGCAGATACATCAGCTGATTGTATAGTCATTTGTTGATAATATAATTGCTCATCACCTGCGTTCACTATATCATCACCATCGGCTAAAACCACACCATTTGACAAATTACCACCATCAGCATCATTATCTGTATTAACGTCATAACTCATTAGATGACACCTTGTTGTATCGCCAGTACCAGTATCTGCTGCACTCCACCAAACCACCCTATCAATAGTGATGTTATCCATAACGTGCCAATAAGAGTTCACAATTCTTTGTGTGCTACCAGTAAAAGATACTGATGTATCAGGATCATCCCCAGTACCTATTGTTGCTAATGCTCCTGTAAATAACGCATCTATTGGAATTGCCCAATGGTTGTTTGATGTCATTGCAGAATGACCTGATGAAAGTGAAAAAGACTGATATTGAGTGTTTACATGAACACCATTTGCTTTTACGTAGTTATTTGTAGTGTCTACCAATAACTTGCTTGATCCACTTGCATTTTGAACATCTAAAGCAGTTGTATTGTTTGTTGCTGATTTAACAAGCAATGACCTATCTGAAACCTGCAAAGCAGTACTTGAACCTTCTCCTGTTTTAAGTGATTTTAATGTAGTGGTAACTCCATTATTTGAATTATCTACATAGGTTATATCTTTGTATGTTTCTGCTGGTGATTTACCTGTCAAACTCATTAATTTTTGTCCTTATTTGTTTTATAATATAATATATTAAATGTTTTTTTAAACATATATTTTTATTGATTGTTAATCCAATCCACAATTTCATTTATCTTATCTATTATTTCATCTAACACATCTTTGTAATCAGAATCACCATTTTTTTCCAATTTATCCATTAATCATATTCTCCACTTATTGTTATAGAAAAATATAAATCTTGATTTCCTGTATTTGAATCTTTTTTAAGAAATATATATAATTGCTCTCCTGCTGAAATACTATTACCTGAACTAATATCTTTGCTTTCTACAAAATTTCTTGCAGTACTTGAAACCTCAATGGCATCAGTTCTATCTATTTCTGTTAAACTTGTAGATGTAGCATTGTGTGATGTTGTACCTTTAAATAAATAAAATCTAAATGGATCAGTTGCTCCTGTGTCTTGAGCATATCCTACAACTCTTATGTTTGTAACTGTACCGTCTGCTGGTGCTATAAAAAAGGTGGAAAAAGCATCCCAAGCATTTACGCTTGTTGGAGAAGATTCAAAATTTGACCAATTATCATACCATATTCTGTAAAAAGTATAATAATTTGATGTAGATGTATTATTTGTTTTATAGCCACCTACCTGACAATGCCATCTTGCAGTACTACCACCACCTGCTAAAAGATTTGTTGCTGTTCCACCATCTGTTTTAAAATATAATACATCACTATTTACATATAAAGAACCATACCCACTTGAAGGTGTATCAGAAACACCTCCAATATCTTTTAAATGTAATGGACAGGCTGTAGATACCTTGCTTGATTGAGCCACAGATGTTGTGGCATCCTCAGCTATTGAAAATAAACCTTCACCACCAACAGTAAAAGTTAAAATGTCAGCTGGTGGTTCATAAGATTTTATATAGGTATGTCCATTATCACCATCAAATTTAAGTTTTTTTGCTGCATCAATACTTCCAACTAAGTTTTTTATTTTTACTTCATTTTCTGATAGTTCAATAGGTGTAGCTTTCTCACCTACTTTTAATACTTTTAAATCACTTTCTAATGTGCTATCATTTGCAAGGGATACTATGTTTTTTAGCATCCCTTGAAATGTACTGCTTAAAGCCTTCCTTATATCGCTAATTGACATTACTTAAATTTCTTTATAATAGGCTTTATTTTCTTCCATAATTCGTCATCTTTTTTAGATTTAGTATTTTTTACTATCAAATCACCAACAAAAAGCAATACTGCTTTACCACCTTTTTTAGCAATCCATTTACCCAATAATGCTTTAACCATTAGTTATCCTTCCTTAACCCTTTAAGTAATCCTTTAAGTGCTGCTCCAAAAGTGTTCTCAATTAAGTCAATAAAATATGGTTCTATTGTTTTATTCCATAAACCTTTGGTCCATTTCCACTTAGATAATCCAAGCGTTATTGCTACGCCTGAACAATAGGATATTGTTTCCACCCAAGAATACAATTCTTTGTTAGGTATTCTTTTTAGCATCCATAATACTGCTGCACCTGATCCACCACCTATTATTAAATTTAAGTTATTAGTTAAAAATTCCATTAGTTAAACTCTCCTTTATCTATTAATTCAATGTTATCTATCCACGCTTCCACCACTTCTAATCTTTGAACCAAATCCTTGTATTGTGATTTTTTAAACATTGGTGGATGTGAATCTTTTTTTAAATGAGCAACCATTATCTCTAATTGCTCAATATATCTTGCTTGTTTATTTATTGCCTTCCATAATATGTCTATTTTTTTATCTGAAGTCATCTTTATTAAGTATTCCTTTACTTATAAGGTAGATTCCACCATAGAATATAATCATGAAACCTAATCCAAATAACAATAATTTAAGCATTACTATAACTATCCCATGTCAATATTTTTTGTTTTCATTTCTTTCTTGCATTCTTAAAAACTTTTCTCTTAATCCATTACCACTTAACTTAGCTATTACTTCTACTAAAGTCTTATAACTATTCTCAATTCCTTTTTGTTCTAATTGCATCTTCTTTTGCTGATCAATTAATTTTATTAATATTCCCTCAACCCTGCCAAAAGATTCTCTCAATTCTCTTGTTAATTCATCTTGTATAAATTTAGTGGATTTAAATATATAGAAAGCCATACCTATACTCATAGCTACTGCTATTCCATATCTATCTAATATTGCAAACCAATCCATTATACTACCACCTTAAATATTGTTGTTCCTTGATTTACTTTGTCATGACTTTTAGCATTATATGCTTCTAATGACTTATCAATATTATACATATCATCTTCATAATGCTGTAAATCAATCTTAATACCATCTCTATTACCATTCTCATAAAATATATAACAATTCTGTGATGCCCTCCCTGCTAAGTTTAAAGCCTTCTCACTATAATCATTTGCTCCTACCATACTGCTTGATCTTGAAAAGGTATCTCCCACCCTTGCAGAATGTATATGACCAAATATCACATAATCTACATTAATCCCTCTTGCCTTATACCTTCCCATTAGTTGAGTTACACTTGTATCTAAACCCTTCTTAATAGAACCATTACCATGTAACATTAATAGATTTTGTCCTGCTACCTCAACTACTAATTCAGTAGGATCACCATTAATAAAGTTAATATCTGAATCTTTAAATATATATTCAAGTGTCTTAAAGATTGTGAAGTCATAGTTATCAGATGCTAACATCTTACTCCAGCCCCAATCTCTTTTAACTCTTGATTCATTACCAGTAACACTTGCAATAGATACATTAAAATGCTCATTTAATTCAAGTATTATCTGTTGAAATATATCTACTGCTAAAAAGGTAGCCTTTGCTCTATTAGTAGCCATTGATAACAATTCATCTAATCTTCTATCTGAATTAAGTAGATCACCTGTTTGTGCTATTAGTATATTGCTTACATTTTGTGATTTAAAGAAAGATATTGCCCTTTTAACAAAGTATTTACATCTTTTGGATGCAACACTAAAGTCGTACTGATTATGCCTTAAATCTATTAGTTCATTCATGTGTACATCAGAAAATTGTATTACTCCACAAGCAGATGAAGTTCTTTCATGTGATTTTGTAAGTGTACTTAGCTTATATTTGTCAAAAATCTTTTTTAATTCTGCATTATATCTGGCAACTGCATTTTCTACTCTTGCATATTCCCTAAATGTCTTTCTTTCAATTCTATTTAAATCTTGGTATGATTGTTTTTGCTTTGCTAACTTGACATTAGATTGGAGGATTTCAACATCATCAGGTTGCATTGGATGTATTGTTTTATATTTGCACTTCTTACATCCCCACCTTTGTCTATCTCTTTCCCAACCCTGTTTATTTAGCTGTTTACTAAAACAATTCGGACAAACAAGGTCCATATATTATTCCTTTATAAGATACCCTAAAACACTTGTAATCAAGAATGTTACACTTGCACCAACACCCTTAATCCAAGAAATGCTTTTCTCATTATCCCTCACTCTACCATTTATATCATCAACTCTTTTCCTGATATATTCTAAATGATTTATAACTAATTCCGTGTCTTGTTTATTCATTGGCTTTTATAAAATGTTCTATTGTTCCTGCTCCAAGTTCTGTGTTGTATACTCTTTTCCAGTATTTGGCTTGTGCTTCAAGATCATCCCAACTTGGTATTGGGTGTTTGTCCCTTCTGTATTTTAATCTACAAAAGGCAACCTGTAATGCTATATTAGATAATAAAGAAAACTCTAAATCATTCCCTAATCCTAATCCAACTAATTTGTCTTTGAGTTTCTGTCTGTAGGCTACATAGTTATCAAGAGTGTCTTGTGCAGTTTCTAATTCAACTTGAAAAAATCCTATTGCTGGACCATTACCCATTTGTCTTAATGTTCTATATCCTGATTCAGCCATACCTGTTCTCATAACTAATGCTAAAGCATCATCACTATAACAATTCAGCTTATATAATACTGCTTCAGCAATTTCTTTAACATCATCTATTAAAGGCATATTTACCTTATTTGCTTTTAGATGGTTTCTTATTTTTTTGCTTTACTTCTTTCACTTCTTCAAATTTTGATTTTAAGTTTGACAAATACTCAGGACTATGAACATTTGAATCATACACTACTACATAGCCATTTGGTTTTTTAAATTTTAATACCATTAAATTTCTCCATTTAAAACAAGGAGCAGAATTAACTGCTCCCTGTTATTATAGTTAAAGTAACTAATTATGAAACATCTGATGTTAAAGATACTGCAAATAAGTCTTTTATCATAGTTTCGCCCCAAAATCCAGTTGCAACCATTTCTGTTGCTCTTTTTGCTGCATTTCTTTGTTCTTCTATTCTAATCAACCCTTCTACACCAATTCCAACACCAAAAGCACCTGAACTAAATGCACAGCCTTCTTCATCATCACCTGAAATTTCTGTGATTTGTGGAGAAGTATATACATCAAATCCTGCTAACCTTGTAACAAATCCATTACTTGCAAGTTCTTGTCCTTGAACTGCACCAAAACTTGAATATGGTTTTGCATTACTGCCTGTAACTGCTACATCTGTAACAAGTTTTCTTACACCTTTTGCTCCCCAAACTTGTTTTGTACCAAGTGCAAGATTTAAAGGTGCTGGTGCTCCATTAGCATTTAACAATCTAAGACAATCAAAGATATGTGATAATGCTAAAGGTGTACCTGCTCCACAAGCATTATTTGTCAAGCTACCTGCTGCGAATAGATTAGCAATATCATCATCTAATCTCATAGCAACTGCATTACCAATTACTGCTCCTGCTGTTTCTTTTAATGAACCTGCTCCATATCCCATTTGAGATAAGTCAGTAATATCTACTTGTATTCCATGCTCACTAATAGTAGCTGTTCTTGCAGCTGTTGTTAATGCTTGTGCTGTACCAGCTGTACCTTCTGTTAAAGCAGGAACATCTGCTAATGCAACTGCTGCCCAATCAGAAAACTCTACTGATCCTGAACCTTGTGCTGCTTGTTTTGAAGTTACTAATGGTAAAAATACATTAGTTTTATTAAAGGCAACTACTGCGTCACCTATTGTCATTCCAATACCACCAGCTATGCCAGATGATACTGTTGCTCCATCACTTAATGCCATGATAAGCTCCTAATATTTTCTCTGTCTTTCAACTGCTTGTTAGCCTTCATTTTGACAGAATTAAGTTTATGAATTAGGTTTTATAACGTTTCCATCTTTATCAAAGTTTAATCCACTAAATAAACCAAACTTACTTCTTGATGTAAAATCTTTTCCTTCATGATTCTTTTCACATCTATCCTGCATTTCATCAATATAATCATTGAAATCCATTTTAGAATTTTTGTAATAAGCATCATAACTACCATCAGGATTAGTGATGTGTTTAAGATTTTTATCAGGGTCTATATCAATTCCAAATGGCTTATGACCACCATCATTGATTTTTGGTTTATCTTTTTTTATGTGAATTTTACTCATTTCCACTATACGCTATTTTAACACCTGAGTTAGTCATATTTCTTGACTGCTGATAACCTTTTGGGTCTTTAGATGCCCATTCAGCATAAGATGAATAACCACCAAATTCACCAGCAGAACCAGTAGTGGCTCTTGCCTTTGAAGTTGAAGGTGCAGAAACATTTGAAACCTTAGTTACATATTGTTCTAATTTCTCTAAACTCAAACCATCTGCAATAGATTTATCTGTATCATCAGTTAATTGATTCATCAAAGTTTCTCTTTTATTAGATTGGTATTGATTCCATTGTTCAGCTTGTGTTTTAAAATTATCTCTCTCTTTAGTAACAATTCCCAATGCTTCTTTTAGTTTACCATCTTCTACAAGTTTAGCCTGTTCTTTGTCTTTAGTAGTTTGATTCATTTTATCAATCTGTGCTTGGAGTTTACCTATCTGAGATAGAGCATCATTCTTTGCTGCATTAACTTCTGCAAATCTATCATAAGGAACATTTTTATCTTCAGCTTGTGTGCTGTTGTTATTAGCCTGAGTATCTTCAGGAGTTTGAGTAACATTATTTTCTTCTGACATTTTTAACCTCTTTTGTTGAGTTTTAGTTGAAAATTCTTAATCATAATATAATTTTTTAAATCAATTATAAAAACTATTTTTTACCAATTTTATAAGTTGTTGTCTTATTTGGTCCTAATCTTTTTTTAATATAACTATGTGCTTCATTGTGTAAATATTTAATAACACCATCAGGCATAGGCTGTGATTTGGATGTTAATACTCTACCCATCTTCTTTAATGCTTCTACTCTTGCACCTAATGTAGTCCAACCTATTTGGAAGCCTCTTGATGCTGTTTTAATTAAACTATAATCTCTAAGTAAATCAGATGTTAATACTGGTGCATTAGTACCTGCATATTGTGAAGCCTGTCTTTTAAACTTGTTTGCTCTTTTTCTTTCACCATACTTAGATGTGTATGTTTTGAATGGTTTACCAAATACATCTAATGCTTTTTTAAATATATGTTCTCTATACCTATCTCTTACATTAGGTCCAACTCTTAAAAAGAATATCTTATCAAGCATTAGCACTATCTCCTTCAAATAAATCAATTCCTTCTTCAGATGCTATTTCCCACTTATGCCTACAATTAAAACCACCACCATCAACAAGAGATTCTTTCCACTTTGATCCTCTACCTTCTATTTCTTTTTTAGTAAGCCTACCTGCATCAATATACTTTCTACATTCAGCCCTTGTTTTTTCATCATTAGGGCCTACATAAACATACTTAGTTGATTGTGGTGCTATATCCATCATCTGATTAGTTACTTGTCTTGAATAAGAATTAAGTGTAGTATTAACTAATGTTTGCATTTGTGCATTAGATATAGAAGCACTACTAACATTTTCTATTATTTGAGTAGCAGACATTCCTGCCTGTAACCCCTTAACCACCTGTGTTCTTATGTTTCCTGATATAGTTCTAATAATTGCATTGTCAAATAGTTGTTCATTAAGTGTAGCAAATGTAGCCAATGCTCTTGGGTTTACATCAGCAAACCCTATTGTTGTTTCTAATACATTTCTATGTGCATTAGCATATATAGATGTAGCCTTTTGTAGTTTAGATTTAAGAGAGCCTTCTATATCAATAGTAAGTAATGATTCAGCAAACTCTGTAACATCACCTATTTCTTTTCCAATAAGATATAAAGATTGTACTATTTCTGCTCTTGCTTTATCTACAAGATTAGCTATTTGTTCTGATGATTTGTCTATGTTGTTTTGGTCTGCCATTACTCAACAGGTTTAGACAATGCTTGTAATAATGCACTTCCAGCATCTTCCTTAACTTCTTCTTCTTTCTTTCTTAACTCTAATTCAGCTTCTGCTTCTTCTCTTGTTAGATCAGGATTCTGTTGCATTAGTATATCAGCAAGATCAATAAGTCCTTTAGATAATTCCCATTCCCACTTATCTCTTTGCTCTTGGTCATTTAATACTTCAACAGATTCAGAGTAATCTACATCTTCTAAATCACCAGCATCTTTACCTTGCTCTACTGCTATCATTAATCTTTCTAATTCAAATAGCTTATACTCTATATCTCTCCATCTAATAACATCTGACTTTCTATTATCAGTTAGTTCTTGGTTTCTTAGTTTAAGTGCTACTCCTGATTGAGCAGTAGTACCTTCAACAAAAGAAATAGGGAGATGGTAGTTTTGAGCCAACATCTTATAGCTGGATTGTATTGATTCATCAAGTGCTGGAACTGCGTTGGGAGGAGACACAATGCTAATACTACCATCTACACCTAAATAATTAATCTTGTCTTGTCCTATCTGCATAGTATCTTTATCAATACCTGCACCATTAACAAATAGATAACCAAATGATTGGAACATAATGTTAGCATTTTTATTTGTTTCTGCTACATTCATAGATAGGTTTGTTTGTATTAAATCCCTTGAAGCATTAGTATCTAAGTAATCTGTTTCAGGCTTACCATCTCTAAAACATTCTACAAAAGGTAATACCCCATAAGGATTAACCATATCAGGATTGTCATCTGATGTATATTGCTTTCCATTCTTATCAAATACAAAAGTATTTTCTGCATCCCAATATACAAACTGCTCAGGCGTGTTATCCAACACACTTGCTTTCTGTGCAATAGGATAAACAATAGCATAAGGGTTAAGTGGGTCATCATCAAACAAAGGCTCATAATCCATAATAATATCATACTCTATACACCCACTTCCATCATCTTTAATTCTCCAACATGGTTTAACCAATACGCCATCTAATAAATTAGTCATACGTTCTAATCTCTGCATCTTCAAATCTTTTTCAAGAAAGTAATCAGGAGTTAATTCATTTGAGTATTGTCTAACAGGTGGTGCCATATAAACAAGTGATATTCTATCTATTACTCTTTTAGTTATATTAACATTACCAATAGGAACTTTATTAAGTGTTGAAGCACCAAAGTATTTACTAACATATTCTTTAGTTACACCTTTATAGTAATCAAGTGCCTCATATCTACTCTGCTTCCACTTGTTCTTTCTTTGTTGTTGTATATCCCATTTGGAATAAAGTAATGCTAATTCACCCATGTTTGGTATCATGTTATTCTCCTATAATCTTTCTCTTGTTCCAATTACTGGTTTAATTGTTGGATGCTTATAGTCCACATAATAGCCTAAAGCATCTGATAAGTGTGTTAAATCTTTGTTAGTTGTTTTGTCTATATCTCTTGTTCCCTCTTTATTAACCACTTGTTCTAAATCTCTTATAAGTCCTTTACACTTAGGATCAATAATCATATTACCCTTTGCCAAGTTATTGTTCATACTATTAACTCTATTAACAACTAATGGATTGATATGTCTTACATGGACCATAAATCCATTCCTTCTTATAATCTCTATATCACTAAACCTTGCAGATGAATGTCTTGCTGCACCAGTAGCGTCAGGATAAGCATAGTATTTGCTATTAGGATATTTCTGTTTAATAGTTCTACACATTCTATCTGTTAGTACATCACCACTACCATCAGCATCAAGTTGTATCTCATCTATGACTTTGATGTTAGGACTATTTTGTTGTTCTTGTATGATACAGACACATTGTGGCATGACATTGAAGTCCCAACCCACATGGATTGGCTGACTTCTGTTGTATTCACATTCTCTAACATTTCTTTCTCTTTCAAATCCATGATATGTATTTCCTCTTTGTAAGTTAGTAAATTGCCCATCTAAATAAGCCTTTAATAAGTTCTCATCATAGTTATCTCTTAATGACTGTATATAAGATTCAGGTAGGTATGGATTATCTGTTGTCTTGCCATGTACAAGAAACTTGTTTGGAGATGCCTTCTCTACCATAAAATCATATAGCCAATGATAGCCTTCAGGTGTTGATGTGATATATAGTTCAGCATCTTCACATCCTCTTAGTCTACCTAATGCTTTAGATATAGCCATGTCTGCGTTCTTATAACTCTCAATATCTATTTCATCTACACCACAATATGTATATGAAGAACCCACTATTTTACTTGCCTGATTTGTTGGGTAGATTTTAATATCTCCATAGGTGGATGTAAACTTATGTGATGCTATATTGTAATCATATATGATTCCACACTTATCAAGCATTTCTCTAAATGGTTGTACAAAAACATCTTCAGCCAATGCGTATGTAGGATATAGTATTAATCCATTTGATTTACCAGTATTAGGGTTTTTCTTTTTTATTAAATTAATCCATGTTTGTATTTGGAAAATCTTTGTTTTACCGCACCCATATCCGCCTGATAGGCATTTAATTTTTGCCTTTGGCTTGTTCTCAAGAAATTCCCATTGGTGTGGGAAATAGTGTTCTTTCTTTATCTTAAATTTATAGTCCTTCAAGTTCTACATCCTTTATTGGCTGGATTATACCTATCTGTTGATGCTCATCATATCCTCTATCCTTGCACTTGGTTTTACACCTATATATTATTGCTGCTACATTACCTTTCTTACAAGCCTTTATAAGCCAAGCTTCAGTATCATCCTTTAAAGATTCTTCAACATCTTTTACCGCTTGATTAAATTCTTCATCCTTTTCCATCCACTCATAGTATGTTCTACGCCCTACCTTAGCACCAGCACAGGCTTTGGATATATGACAATCTTTATCTTTTAAAATTTCCAAAAACCTTTTTTTATTAGATTTTGTGCGGTTTGTGCGGTTATTATCTTTATTTGTGGTGTTTTTACCCATAATATTGTATTGTAATATAACATATATATTTATTTATAAAAGGGAAAATACTTTGTTTTTAGGCTTTTCCTATACTTAACAGCTTCTTTCTTAGTTAAGAACTTCTTGCCATTACATATATAAATAAAGCCTAATTCTTGCTTAATTTCTTTGTTCATTTAAAATCTGTTATTATTATTTCTACATAAGGTTCTTGATATTCATCACAATATTGTTTTGTTGCTACTAAGCTAATTACCAAACTATCATCAGATAAAACTTGGCTATCAACTAATACATCTAAATAGAACTTTGCAAAATTATCAATATCACCAATTCTTCCTATTGGGTATTTAGGTGCTGATGGTTTTAAATCATACTTATTATAATGAGATTTAGGTCTACCTATATAAAAATTCATCTCTAATACAACTGCATTATCAAAAGGTTTCTCCATAAACTGGTCTACTATTAGTGGTATTACTTTCTTCTTATCCTTTGATGATGGATCATAAGTACCCCACTTGCTATGCCTATGTCTTTTCTGTGAATATACTGAGCCTTCTATTTTTATGTATTTAGTCATTGAGCCACATTTTGGAACTGCCCCAAACCCTTTGTAATGGTATTACAACATATCTCTCTTGATACTTATGTGGCATTGTTTCTTTTTGGGTATTCAAGTTGTTTGTGTTTAAATATTTTTTTTGCCTTCCTGTTAAGAATTTTTATGTATTTATATCTTGGTAAAACTTTTCTTTTTTTAATGTTTTGAAAACTTTCCACATACATTTCTTTAATTTTTCCGTCTTGTTTGTTAAGCCATTTTTTTTTATGTGCAAATGACCTTTCACCTATCCACCTTCCATCAATATAGTACTCAAAGGATTTATTTGTTTTTCCATAATATGTAAAGTTAGATGCCTGATATATAGTTCCTATTTCCCCTGCTTCAGGAGTACAATATGCTACAATAGCAACTATTCCTTCTTTTTTTAAAATTTTACAACTTTTAGAAATTAATTTTGTTGCTGTTCCAGTTGGTGTCCAATGAGAACAAGCACCTCTACTTAATTGAATTATAGACTTACTTCCAAAATCTTTTTCAAACAACCCTAAACTTCTCACTTGTGGCTGTGCATAAACTAAAGCACCACCAAGTGTGTCTTTAAAAAATATTCCGTGTGATACCCTGTAACCAAATCTGTGTGGCATAGATTTTAACCATTCATATTTCATTATTATTTTTTTTGCTTCCGTAAAAGATATTTGCCTAACTTTAGTTTCATTAAAGTTTTTAAATTCAGGATATAAAGATTTACCAAAAAGATTATCACATTCACTATTTTTAACTTCATCTCTTAATATTTTTTGATGTGCTTTTTTCATATCTAAATTTTAGGGGGTCCATAGTGAGTAGTGTGGAGAAACAGTACAAGGGATGTATGTTTCATGAACCCCCATTATCATCCTTTAATCTATTTTACCTTCTATAACATCTTTTATTAAATAACCATATCTGTTTCTTATTTTATTTGGTGATTTATTTTTATAGTATTTACTTCTACCTCTTTTTCTTTCACACTCTCGACACAAAGATGCCAAATTATCCATACTTGCTTTATTTTTACCATACATATCAAGAGATTTGGTTTTTTTACACTTAATACATTCTTTTTCTGTTCTGTTTTTAATTACCTCTAACATTTCTTTTCTCTTTTTAGCCCTATATTTATCCCTGCCCTTAAACAGCTTCATTTTTTGATCTTTACTTATGGTTGTTCCATACATATGGTGTAATGCTCCAGTTCTTCCATACATAGGGTTGTCTTTTCCTTTTCTACCCTTCCCATACATAGGATTTTTTTTGCCCCTTATATCCCTTGAACCAATTTGATGTTTTTTATTATAAGCATCTATAATCATTTTATCAGTTGGATTTCTCCACTTTTCTTTCATAGCTAAACTTCTTTTAATATTTCTGTCTTTTGGCTCAATCTTACCTGAATTGATTTCACTTAATTGTATACAAACATCTTCAGTTACTTTAAAACCAATATCTTCACCACTTTGACAATTATATCCATATTTTCTATTTGTAGACTTGTTTTTAATTATGTGATTTGCCCTTAGTTTATAAAGTTTTTTCAGAGATAATGAAGAATCTATTTCTCTAAATATAAAACATTCTTTACCATATTTCCTTATAGCTTTAGAAAGAGGTGTATTATAATTACCATTAGATTTGATTTTATTTGTAGCAAAGTATAGCTTGTTGCACCTCGCTGTTTTTAACAAACCTACTGTCATACCTATAAACACTTTATTGTTTTTTATATTTTCTATTTTATAAATTATCATTTTATCCCCAATGCTTTTTTTCTATCTTCATCTGAAGCAACATTGCTTTCTGATTCTCTTAACCTGCGTTGCTGTGCCTGATAATCAGCCTCTATCCTTGCTTCCCTTTTAGCTATATCATCATCACTTGCTGCTTGAAATGTCATATTACTATTAAACTTCTTTGCGTTCTTCTTCCATGTACTCATTCTTTTTCTGATATTGAAGATTGACCGTTGCTCAAATCTAAGCACCCTTCCACCATTATCATTATATTCAGTCCAGTAATCTATAAAATCTTTCATCATTCCAGCATCTATGTGCATATCAAATACTTCTTTTTCTACTCTTTCAGCAAATTCTTTAAGCCTAACCTTAATATCTTTACCCTTTACTTTATCTTTGTCTTTAAGTCCTTTGTCAGTCTTATCTAAGTCTATATCATATTTTTTTAACTGTTTAATTACTGACTGATGAACTCTTACATTTGGATTTAATTCTTCACCATACTGGAATCTAATAAAAGAGTGTATAAACCATTTAGAATCACCTATATCAGTTATATGTTTTTCAAATGATTTTTTAACCTCATCTAAAGTATAAGGCTGCCCTATATCAAAAGACATTCTTTCAATATCTACCTCATAAATACCACTATGTGAGCAATTACTCAGTAAATAAAACCATGCTAACTTTAATTTAGGTTCTAATTTTCTAAAATTTGCTTTTTGCCATATATCTGCATCCATAAATCTTTTCCTTGCCATAATATGTTTCTCCTTTTATTCTCACTTTAATTATCCCTTGTTTCTTAAATATTCACCATGATAAATAAAACTCATATTAATGGTTTCTAAATCAAGGTTTTTATCTAATTTTTTTAAATCTTCTATCATTTTATTGAATGTTGCTATTTCCATTGTATTCAAATGCTTTTGAGTTAATTCTTCATAATTACCCCAACCCACACCTGAACTATTATAATATAACTTACCATTATTAATCATAACAGAACCCATATCATCGATTTCAGGCTCATTTTGTTCTTTTTTCCAAAAACTTTCAAGTTGTATTATTATCACTTTAATTATCCCTTGTTTTTAATGTAGTAATTTATTGATTTTTCTATTACAGAACTAATTGATTCATCATTAAGTGCTGCAAATATTCTTACTTTTTGATGCACATCTTTTGATAGTTGCACACTCTTACATACTTTAGTATTCGATTTCAAACCACGTTCCTTTCAATAATTCTCTTTTTTTCCTTTGTCTTTCCCTTGATTCTATCTTTTTACATGGTCTGCATTGCCCTAACATATAACCAGCTTGTATAATAGCATCTTTTGACTTAGGGATTATTGTTTTACCACAATCATTACATTTCTTTGTTTTCATACTTCCCAATATCCTTTAAATTTCTTTTTCTTAGATTCAAAACCAAAACCAAGTTGCTCTTGCGTATCAGGAAAATGTGCAGATTCAAGTGCAGTAGCTGCTTCATTAATATGCTTAACTCTTGATCTTAATTGTTTAATAGTATGAGATGCTTCTACCTTGTTTCTTGCATAGAAATATCCTGAACTATCTGAGCATATTGGTTTCTTATCATATACTCTTAAATAATGCACTATTTCCCTAACATTAACACCACTTATATCAAAGGTTCTTTCAATGTGTCTTGATAGTATAGGGTTCTCTTTCTTATGTCTTTCAATAAGGTCCAAAACCCTATACAAACATCTTTGAGATTTCTTTGATAAAGATTGCTTAGACACTCAATGCTCTCCTATCAAGTTCTTTTTGAGCCAGTTCTCTTTGCCAATCAACCTTAGAAGATTTAGCAACCCACTCAATCCAAGAAGCATCTATAACCTTACTCCAAGCAACATCTCTATATTTACCAAATTTGATTATATCATTACCATCCCAATCATCAGAATCAGAAGCCTTCCCATCAAACTTCTTTTTAGCTTCTTCAAATAATGGGTTGGGTACTTCTTGTTCTTTTAAATCAACCTTAGTTGTTGGGGGATTTTCTTGCTGATTGATAGCATTAGCAACCTCATCATAACTTGCAACAGATGTATCTATACCTATCCCAAGCATACCTAATGCTCTACCAACACTTGATGTTTCACAATTTTCTAATGCTGATGTTTTATTAATAAAAGAACCATCTTCTTTTTCATAAGCAATACCAGTAAACTTTCTTTCAGGTACTGCTACGTTAGGAATAACAGTAGTTTTAGTTATAAATCTATCTGTCATTTCAATTAAATCAGTTGTTATTGAGCCATCAGGATATAAATTATGAAACTCCTTAACCCTTTCATTAACCTCAATATAATCCTTACCTTTTATATTTATTTTTTTCATCCTATTTACCCTCATTTGATTGATATTTAACTAATTGATACTCTTTGTACTCTTTCTCATACTTGTGTGGCATCTTAACTATGTCTATTATAGCCTCAGTAGTATCAAAATCCTCAATATGTTCATTACCATATACTTCCTTATACCATTGTAAAAAGAAGCCAAAATCTTCATTATTTAAATCTATTTCTTTTTTAGCCATTAATCTTCCTCCCTACTTGCTACTACTATTAAACCAAAAGCAGGAAATAATAAAAATGCTATTGGTATGAAATTTAATCCTCTAACCATGTGATTCAAACATAATGCTACTAATAAACTGAACATTATTATAGGTATTATTAGTGTTTTTTTCATGTTTCTCCCTTATCCCTTTATTTTATTTAAATGTAAAGCAGTTCCATATATTAATATATTTGCCATTTCTCCAACAGATTTTAATGATTTTGAATCTATTATACTTTCAATATGAATGCTCTGTATTTTTTTATTAATATGAATCCAAGAATTTCTAATTAAATATTCATAAGCATCTTTTTCAGATAAATATAATCTAATATTAAGATTTTTATCTTTAACAATATTTTTAATTTCTTTTTTTAATTCATTAACATTAAAAGATAAATTGACACTTGGATTTCTATGATAAGCAGATTTTCTTGCTCTATATAAAGCATATCTAAAAGATGAAATTGTTTTACATTCTTGTATTAAAGTTTTCATTTGTTTCTCCTTGTTATTATTAAAACTCACATAAGTAATATATAAAACTATAATAATATAAAACAATAAAAAAGATTATAGAAAAGAAAAACCCTCAATTAAGAGGGTATTTCTCTCTCTGTGGCTTACGAGGATGAGGGATTCAGAGATTAAATTTGTTCTTCCAATGTCATACTTATGTTTGTAAAATTTGGCATTGACTTGCTTGTAGATAGGTTTACTATTCTAACTATTGCAAATTGGTCTGGATTGTTACTTTCGCTAATTCTTATCATTACGGGAAGATGAGACCCCATAGTCAATCTATAAACAGATGTCATAAAATCAGGACTTGATGTTCTATTATATGTAGAAACATCATTGCCACCATCATCATAAGTGGTGTAATTACCTGAATCATCCTTTGTAAAATTATTACTATTAAGCATAGCGTTTTGAGGCAATAAATACTGATCACCTAACATTGTAAAATTTACAGTCCACTTTCTAAGACCTGATGGTA